GCCGGTGATGCAGCCCTGACCTCAGCGATGCTGGACCGTATCTTACACCACTCACATGTCGTTCAAATCAAAGGAGAAAGCTATCGACTCAGACAGAAACGAAAGGCCGGGGTTATAGCAGAAGCTAATCCTGAGTAAAACGGTGGATCAATATTGGGCCGTTGGTGGAGATATAAGTGGATCACTTTTCATCCGTCATTGACAGTTCTTTACCTTTCCTGATGGCGGCCTGAACTTTCTGTTTCCATATTTCTTTCGTCTTTCTGTTATGCATTCTGCTTACAGCAGAGTAAATCTTTGCCTCCGAGATATCTTTAAGCCTTATACCCTCAAAATGTTCAAGCCAGAACTCAATCCGGCTTTTATCTGAATCGAGAGATTTTTTATCAGCTTTTTCCTCAAGCCATCTTAGGCAGGCCTCTTCAAAAGTGACATCAGGTAAATCCCCTAGCTTTTCTACTCGCCAGAGTTCTGCTTTTCGCTTGTCGTGCAACTCCTGAGCTTGCCGCTTGTCCTTTGTGCCAAGAGATTCCTTAATTCGTTTCCCGCCCGGGAGCGAATACGAGGCATACCATATTTCATTTCTGCGGAAGAGTGACATTTTCTTTCCTCTGTTATGCCATCACCCGCGCTCACCTGGACAGTATGCAGCGGAGACTGAAGCGCCGCAATGCAGGCTTGCCGTGTTGTGAGGTAAGGAGATTTTGGCTTTGTTGGATCTTTACGTGTTGCCTGTAGGCGGCCTGTTCGTATCCAGTTGGTGGCGGTTGGTCTGGATATCTTAAGAAACTGACAGGCCTCATCGAGTGTGAGGCTGTATGATTCCATGGTTACCTCTGCTTTTTGAACGCATGTCACGTAACTTCTTAATGTGTTCTGCCGTTTCGATCTCTTCTGCTATCCGATCTGCATCAGCTTTATTCACAGGTTCAAAGTCATGATTAAAGCGGAACATGCTGGCGATACATGTTCTGCCTTTTCGGATGTAGTGAACTTTGTTGTGGGTAGAACGCAGGATTTTGCAGGGAGTGCCGTGGTGGTCGACGTACCAGGTGTTAGGAAAAATGATTCTGAACATTTTTACACCTCAGTTGGACGATGTTGAAATTTGCTGCTTTGAGGCCATCACAGTCCCCATTGTTTGTTCTTAAGTTCGATCTCCTCCTGGCAACTTGCACAAGTCCGACAACCCTGAACAGCCAGGCGTCTTCGCTCATCTATCGGATCGCCACACTCACAACAATGAGTTGCGGATACAGTCTGGTAGTTCAGACGACGCATTTTTATTGCTGTATTGCGCTGTAATTCTTCGATTTCTGATGCTGAATCAATGATGTCTGCCATCTTCCATTAATCCCTGAATTGTTGGTTAATACGCTTGAGGATGAATGCGAACAATAAAAAAGGAGCCTGTAGCTCCCTGATGATTTTGCTTTTCATGTTCACCGTTCCTTAAAGACGCCGTTTAACATGCCGATCGCCAGGCTTAAATGAGTCGGTGTGAATCCCATCAGCGTTACCGTTTCGCGGTGCTTCTTTAGTACGCTACGGCAAATGTCATCGACGTTTTTATCCGGAAACTGCTGTCTGGCTTTTTTGATTTCAGAATTAGCCTGACGGGCAATGCTGCGAAGGGCGTTTTCCTGCTGAGGTGTCATTGAACAAGTCCCATGTCGGCAAGCATAAGCACACAGAATATGAAGCCCGCTGCCAGAAAAATGCATTCCGTGGTTGTCATGCAGCCTCCCGACGGGCAAGAATCCTTGAGCCGAACGCCATCAACTCTCCACGATCAACAGTCGTAAAGTGGCAGTGTGTACGGGGGTATGGGTGCCAGATAATGAGCATCGAGCCTTTATTATTTCCACTGACGGGTTTCTCAGTGAGTGGGTTAATAAATGCCAGTCGTCCTGCCGTGATGAATCTGACCTCACTGGCGGTTTGTATCGCTTCATGAAACCATCCGACAGATGTGTCAGCAGGCAATAACATTACACATCCCACACTACTGAATTTGTTTTCAGTGGCTGCCTTTTTCACAAAAGGGGAAATATTGCTGTATGGTGGATTCAACCAGACATAACCAGAGGCATATCCCATTGCTTCAGGCCATGAAGTGGTTAATGTGTTCTGCTCCTGTGAGATAAAAAGCCGACATAGTCGGTTTTTTTCGCTGGCGGCAGCATCAAGTTGAAAAACGAACTCTGCATTAAGCGCAGCAAAAATCTCTGGTGGTGTGCGCCAGCTGTCGCGATGTTCGGCAGGAGTATTGCTTCCGGTGAAATCAGTCATACAGCCCCCGTTTATTATTTATCTCCTCAGCCAGCCGCTGTGCTTTCAGGGGATTTCGGATAACAGAAAGGCCGGGAAATACCCAGCCTCGCTTTGTAACGGAGTAGACGAAAGTGATCGTGCCTACCCGGATATTATCGTGAGGATGCTTCATCGCCATTGCTCCCCAAATGCAAAACCAATTTCAGCCAGTGCCTCGTCCATTTTTTCGATGAACTCCGGCACCATCTCGTCAAAACTCGCCATGTACTTTTCATCCCGCTCAACCACGACATAATGCAGGCCTTCACGCTTCATACGCGGGTCATAGTTGGCAAAGTACCAGGCATCTTTTCGCGTCACCCACATGCTGTACTGCACCTGGGCCATGTAAGCCGACTTTATGGCCTCGAAACCACCGAGCCGGAACTTCATGAAATCCCGGGAGGTAAACGGGCATTTCAGCTCAAGGCCATTGCCGTCACTGCATAAACCATCGGGAGAGCAGGCGGTGCGCATACTTTCGTCGCGATAGATGATCGGGGATTCAATAACATTTACGCCGGAAGTGAACTCAAACAGGGTTCTGGCGTCGTTCTCGTACTGTTTTCCCCAGGCCAGCGCTTTAGCGTTAACTTCCGGAGCCACACCGGTGCAAACCTCAGCCAGCAGGGTGTGGAAGTAGGACATTTTCATGTCAGGCCACTTCTTTCCTGATCGGGGCTTTGCTATCACGTTGTGAACTTCTGAAGCGGTGATGACGCCGAGCCGTAATTTGTGCCATGCATCATCCCCCTGTTCGACAGCTCTCACGTCGATCCCGGTACGCTGCAGGATAATGTCCGGTGTCATGCTGCCACCTTCTGCTCAGTGGCTTTCTGTTTCAGGAATCCAAGAGCTTTCACTGCTTCGGCCTGTGTCAGTTCTGACGATGCGCGAATGTCGCGGCGAAATATCTGGGAACAGAGCGGCAATAAGTCGTCATCCCATGTTTTATCCAGGGCAATCAGCAGAGTGTTAATCTCCTGCATGGTTTCATCGTTAACCGGAGTGATGTCGCGTTCCGGCTGACGTTCTGCAGTGTATGCGGTATTTTCGACAATGCGCTCGGCTTCATCCTTGTCATAGATACCAGCAAATCCGAAGGCGAGACGGGCACACTGAATCATGGCTTTATGCCGTAACATCCGTTTGGGATGCGACTGCCACGGCCCCGTGATTTCTCTGCCTTCGCGGGTTTTGAATGGTTCGCGGCGGCATTCATCCATCCACTCGGTAACGCAGATCGGATGATTGCGGTCTTTGCGGTAAATCCGGCATGTGCAGGATTCGTTGTCCTGTTCAAAGTCCATGCCGTCAAACTGCTGGTTTTCGTTGATGATGCGGGACCAGCCATCAACGCCCCCCACCGGAACGATGCCGTTCTGCTTATCGGGGAAGGCGTAAATTTCTTTCGTCCACGGATTAAGGCCGTACTGGTTGGCGACGATCAACAATGCGATGAACTGCGCATCGCTGGCATCACCTTTAAATGCCGTCTGGCGAAGAGTGGTGATCAGTTCCTGTGGGTCGACAGAATCCATGCCGACACGTTCAGCCAGCTTCCCAGCCAGCGTTGCGAGTGCAGTACTCATTCGTTTTATACCTCTGAATCAATATCAACCTGGTGGTGAGCAATGGTTTCAACCATGTACTGGATGTGTTCTGCCATGCGCTCCTGAAACTCAACATCGTCATCAAACGCACGGGTAATGGCTTTTTTGCTGGCCCCGTGGCGTTGCAAATGATCGATGCATAGCGATTCAAACAGGTGCTGGGGCAGGCCTTTTTCCATGTCGTCTGCCAGTTCTGCCTCTTTCTCTTCACGGGCGATCTGCTGGTAGTGACGCGCCCAGCTCTGAGCCTCAAGACGATCCTGAATGTAATAAGCGTTCATGGCTGAACTCCTGAAAATGGCTGTGAAAAAATCGCCCGCGGAATGCCAGGCTGATTCGGAAAACAGGAAAGGGGATTAGTGATTCAGACCGTTGCCGCGTCCGTCGAGAAAAACTTCCACGAGCAAGTCACGGGTATAAGTGCGCTCAATGCCGCGATGCAGATAAAGTCGTCCGCGTAAATTAGCTGATGCAGTCCAGGTACCATCTTTGCGTTTGACCAGCATTCCTGGCATGACCGCACCGCGATTAACGGTCTGCGTTCCGTAATGTTGATGAACCATAAAAACTCCTGCCCGTAAGCTGGGCTGCTGAACATATAAAGACTTCTGCGCGTATTCAGGCGGTGGATGGCCGCCGGTTGTCATAACTAAGCCGCCTCGTTGAAGCGACTAAGGTATGAAATGTTGAGTTGATTTCAGCTGGTCACACCGACGTTCACGCGTCCGTTTCATCCCTCGCACTCCCCGAAGCCTGCTGAAATTCAAGCTGCGGATCTAAGCGGTCATCGCAACGGTGAATCAGGTAGTTGCCGTATCGTTGTGTTGTTGCGATGAACTTATTTAAAACTATAGTTGTTTTATCGTCAACAACAAAAGTTGTTTTATTGGTTGTTTTAGATATAACTGGTTGTATTTAGGATGGATTTATTTTGTGACTTGCATCGCACAGCGATAACTGAAGCGAGGTCGTGGTGGTTTTTTGAACGGTTTGTGTGATGAGGGGAGGCAAAAGAAAACCCGGCACGACGGCCGGGGAAATCATTTCGCATCTACAATAAATAACCTGTTTATCTGGCCTTTTTTAACAGTAGCCTTTGCGGTTATAGTGAATACTGCAGATGGATCACCTTTGGTTGATATATATGCACTAAGAGCTCTAATATACGGGTTATTCTTCTTTCCTGCAGCTGGATCGCTAATTTCAGCAGTGATTCTCTTTTTTGAGTCATCACCATCTAAAATTATTTTAGCTGTCATATTTTGTGCATCAAATTCTGTAAGAAAAGCACGATACTCACGAAGACCGAGAACTTCATCATCATCAAGCCTATCAATTTCAGCTTTATCTCTCTCGTTAACTTTTAGAAGGCAGCCGTCAACATTTGTTGCAACACTTATCTGATCGCAAGTATTACCAATAGGTGATACTGCCTGCCTTACAGAGGGGCGAAGCTCTACAGCCATTCGGTCAATCAAAGAGATCAACTTATCAATGGTTCCAGCATCCTTGTTTCCTAGTGCCTCTATGGCCTTTTCAAGTGACTGCTGCAAAGCTTTCATTTCATCTTTCTTGTTAGAATTTCTCGCAAAAATATATTGTAGTATTGCGCCAAGTATAGTTGCGGCGATCCCCGAGAACAACTGGTTCTGAGTGGCGAAGTTAAGAACTGCTTCAAGAGTAAAGCAGTTAGCTTTTGCTTCGCGTGCGTAAACCTTAACTTCCTGATAATTAATGTATTTACTATATTTTTGTGTAACAGAGAAAGAAGCTGCTGTTGAGAGAACTTTAGAAAAACCCTTTAGGGATTCTCCTAGGCAGTTCAAATCTATTTCATGATTTAAAGCATCTTTTCCGTCATACCTAAGAGAGATTTTTATATCCTGTAAAGCGTCACAATCCATAAATCGCTCTCGTCTAATTCTAATTAAATTTACTATCCCCTAAACGACTCATCAGCACAGTACTGATTATCCATGTTTCCTGTACGTCTGGGGCATGCTCCCAATAACCTTACCGAAGATGAACCCCCGGTTCATCTCGTCTTTCTCGATCGGGTCCCACGGTGAGTAGCTCTTGTTATCAGAGATAACCAGCAGCTTATCCTTCATCATTTGCAGGCGCTTTACATGGGCTGTGTCGTCGTACAGAAACGCATAGATACCATCACCGTCGAAAGATTTAACCGTGATATCAACGAACAGCAGATCACCTGGTTCGATCGTTCCTGACATGCTGTCACCACGCACGTTAATGATGCGGATATTTTCCGCCTTCCTACCATCGAACATGTGACGAGCATCGTCAAACGAGTACTCAACCGAGCGTAGAACTTCTACAAACTCACGGTTGATGACTCCCGGCCCAGCACTGACTTCTATATCAAGAACGTCAATCTTGAAGTATTTGGAATGGCTGACAGTTGATTGTATTGGTTGCACTGTACTGTCTGACATATTTCCAACGCCAGAAGATAACCATTCTGCGCGCACACCCAAAGCGTTCGCGATCTCCACGATTTTAGTTGTTTGATTAGCTTTCCCTGTTTCGATTTTCTGAATAGCAGCCTGGCTAACCCCGACCAAATCCCCAAGCGCCTTTTGTGTAAGGCCTCGCGCTAATCTGGCTTCTTTAAGTCTTTCTGAGAGTGTTGTTTTCATAGTCCAAATGTACAACCAAGGTTTTATTCCATCAAACGAAAATGGTTGTTGACTAAAAACAACCATAGTTTTAATCTTGATTCAAATTAACCACGGAGGTTGTTATGAACCCAGCTATCAAAACAGCGATCAATATCGTTGGTTCACAAAAGAAACTGGGCGCTGCTTGCGAAGTTTCACAGCAGGCCGTCTATAAGTGGCTTCACAACAAAGCAAAGGTATCCCCTGAACATGTCGGCAGCATTGTTACGGCTACTGGTGGAGTAGTGAAGGCATACCAGATTCGCCCGGATCTTCCGAAGTTGTTTCCACACACCGAAAAGAACGCAGCTTAAATTTCCATTTCACGCTCTTTAACAATAAGCAATCAACTTAACAGTCAATTCAAACTAAAGGAGTCAATTATGCAACCACTTACATACCAACAGACTAGCGGATTTAGCCCGACTGCGGTGATAAATCGTTCTCAAACAAAACAGGTGCCAGACCACGAAAAAATCCGTGATGCCGTCCGCGCCTGGTCGGCTGTAGATAATCAGGATGTCGTTGCCGCACTCATTGTGAATGAGTATCGGGAGCAGGGCGACGGCCCCATCGATTTCCCTGATGATGTCAGCCGTGCACGCCAGAAGCTGTTCCGCTTCCTCGATAACAAATTCGATTCTGAAAAATACCGAAATAACGTGCGTGAACTGACCCCGGCAATTCTGGCGGTACTACCGCTGGAATATCGCGGTTACCTGGTTGAGCAGGATAGCTTCATGACTCGGCTGGCTGAAATGGAAAAGGAACTCAGTGAGGCAAAACAGGCTGTCATTCTCAACGCACCACGCCACCAGAAACTGAAGGAAATTAGTGAAGGTATTGTGTCGATGTTTCGTGTGGACCCGGATCTGGCTGGTCCATTGATGGCGATGGTTACCACCATGTTGGGGGCAATATGACAGGCTCAGAAATGGCGAAAGCCGGTCTGCGGGAACAGAGCCGACTTTCAGGCGCAAATCGTAACGCACTCATTGCGGGAGGAATTATGGCAAACACTGCTGAGATATTCAATTTTCCAGTGCCGGATGTGGCACAAAAGGAGCCGCGCGTGGCAGATCTCGATGATGGTTATACGCGCATTGCAAATGAGTTGCTGGAAGCTGTGATGCTGGCCGGATTAACACAGCACCAGCTTCTGGTCTTCCTGGCTGTCATGCGCAAAACATATGGCTTTAATAAAAAACTGGATTGGGTGAGCAACGAGCAACTTTCCGAATTGACCGGGATATTGCCGCACAAGTGTTCTGCTGCAAAAAGCGTTCTGGTAAAGCGTGGGATTCTTATTCAGAGCGGGCGGAATACCGGCATTAATAATGTGGTCAGTGAATGGTCAACATTACCCGAATCAGGTAAGAAAAATAAAGTTTACCTGAAAGAGGTAAATTTACCTGAATCAGGTAAAAAAAGTTTACCCAAATCAGGTAAAGACGTTTACCCGAATCAGGTAAACACAAAAGACAAACTAACAAAAGACAATATAAAACCTTATTCGTCCGAGAATTCTGGCGAATCCTCTGACCAGCCAGAAAACGACCTTCCTGTGGTGAAACCGGATGCTGCGATTCAGAGCGGCAGCAAGTGGGGGACAGCAGAAGACCTGACCGCCGCAGAGTGGATGTTTGACATGGTGAAGACCATCGCGCCATCAGCCAGAAAACCGAATTTTGCAGGGTGGGCTAACGATATCCGCCTGATGCGTGAACGTGACGGACGTAACCACCGCGACATGTGCGTGCTGTTCCGCTGGGCATGCCAGGACAACTTCTGGTCCGGTAACGTGCTAAGTCCGGCCAAACTCCGCGACAAGTGGACCCAGCTCGAAATCAACCGTAACAAGCAACAGGCAGGCGTGACAGCCAGCAAACCAAAACTCGACCTGACAAACACAGACTGGATTTACGGGGTTGATCTATGAAAAACATCGCCGCACAGATGATTAACTTTGACCGTGAGCAGATGCGTCGGATCGCCAACAACATGCCGGAACAGTACGACGAAAAGCCGCAGGTACAGCAGGTAGCGCAGATTATCAATGGTGTGTTCAGCCAGTTACTGGCAACTTTCCCGGCGAGCCTGGCTAACCGGGACCAGAACGAACTGAACGAAATCCGCCGCCAGTGGGTGCTGGCTTTCCGGGAAAACGGGATCGCCACAATGGAACAGGTTAACGCAGGAATGCGCGTAGCCCGTCGGCAGAATCGACCATTTCTGCCATCACCCGGGCAGTTTGTTGCATGGTGCCGGGAAGAAGCATCCGTTACCGCCGGGCTGCCAAACGTCAGCGAGCTGGTTGATATGGTTTACGAGTATTGCCGGAAGCGTGGCCTGTATCCGGACGCAGAGTCTTATCCATGGAAATCAAACGCGCACTACTGGTTGGTTACCAACCTGTACCAGAATATGCGGGCCAATGCGTTGACTGACTCGGAATTACGGCGCAAGGCTGCCGATGAACTTGCCCATATGACTGCGAGAATTAACCGTGGTGAGGCGATTCCCGAGCCAGTTAAACAGCTTCCGGTTATTGGTGGTAAGCCGCTATCCCGTATACAAGGATTGGCAAAGTTGGCTGAGATTCGCGAGAAGCACGGACTGAGAAGACGTAAACAATTAACGGGAGTGAAGCTAACCTGAACTACCTTCAAGACACATAAAACCTTTCCCCCAGAAAATATAGTTCATCCTGCGGCATCAACCAGACCGTAAACATTCTGACAAAGCAGGGCGATCTGGTCGATGTCAGCAATATCTAGCGAACGATTCACTACCGATTGGTAACCGAAGAGGAAATCTCTTGGCACAAAAGCACCAATCAGATTTTCGATGATGGCCCCCAAGCCCGGTGATGACGCGAATTTTACTAGCCTACGAGAGGAACGGAGCATGAAGACAGCACCGAGCACAGTGTAACTATTCGATTTTTTTCTGTTTGATTTTTCGACATACTACATTATATAGCTCGATATCCTTTCATTTTACTTATTCAATTAACGGTACTTGTTTGTTGCAGAATACTAATATTGCATCTTGAGTAAGTTTTTTATGCATATGCTTTAGCGGCTCAATGTTAGTCTCGTAACCGAAAGTAGCGAAAAGAGTTGGTTCTATAATGAAATTTTCTTCATAAGCTTTTAGATCAAATGCTCTCTTTGCAATTAATCTAACTGCTTTCTTTCTAATGCGTGAATTATATCTATTCTCTATGCTAAGTTTAGCCATGTTTTCATCGATGTTGTTTTTTTGTTTTTTTAGTATAATTTGAATGTGATCATCATCAATTTGGCCATCTCTATATATATAATCAATGTCATAATTAAAATCAAAAAGCTGAGTGTCATTTACACCTTCAAGAAAAGGATTTGAAAATGGGCTCATGATCGGATCGAGTGATTTTTTATAAGTACTATTGCATTTAGTGCAGCTAGGAATTAAGTTAAATAAACTAAAGGAGATCAACGGATATTTGTACTTAGGTATGAAATGATCAAATGCTGGCCTGTAGCTAGTACCTGTATGGTCTTCTACTTGTTCAATTTCTTCACTGTTGCAATATGGGCATATGCTAATGTCTAAAAAACTGTTCAATTGATACGCTGTTTCTCTATCAATAAGTGAGTATTTAAATATTTCAGAAATATTTTTAACCCATGATGGAAATAACTTAATGGTATTTTCCTTTAAAGGACCACCATTCTTGATACTTATAAGATTAAGAATCTTATCTCTTAAACTAGATAATTTTTGTGGTGAGAAATGTGTATTTAATATATCCTCAAGTATTAGGCTTTGTGTAGTTTGAGAGAAAGATGTGATTATTTTGATGGCATGTGCTAGTTCATTATAAACTATTTTTTTGTTTTCTTTTGTTTTTAAAGGTAATTGTAGGTTTGTTAATGGTTGTAAATTTAAGTGCCTTAAAAAATAATCAGGAGAATAGTACTCACACACAATTGGGTGTTTGTTGTATATTTTGATGATTATATTTTTTAATCGTTTGGGTTTTGAAAAAACTAATTTTCTGATAGTTTTTTGTTGATTGTATTTAGAAACTCTACTTCATCGGGAGTAATGTTCAGTAACTTCCTCTGCTTCACGCGTTTATTAACTTTGCTTACTATTTTAGAAAAGGATATTTTTACATCAACATTGAAGTCTTTGTTTATTTTTATCATTTTTTTTACTCATTTCTCAAAAGAATCTGTTTTATCATTGTTTTTGTTTAACTTCAGATCAATAAGATTTATGAGAAGTTTATTTTTAATTTGTGATAGTATGGTTTTTTGATGTTTATTTAAATTACCGTCATCTGAGTTTTTTATTATTGAGTTTAGATAATTATGTGCGTGCTGTCCTATTGTAGCATCAATAAAAAAACCATTTATATATAATTCTGATATGGTTGCTCCGAAACCAAACTCTACTTTCTTAGTATAGGTTCCTTGATTATGATCTCTTTCAAGATATATTATATCTGATGGCAAAAAATCACTTGCGAGTATAGGGGAGTGAGTTGTAAATACTAATTGAATATTTTTACTTTGTTTATATCTTAATGTTAAATCTATAATTTCTGAAAAAATAACTCGTTGCCATTCAGGGTGTAGATATAAATCACACTCATCTAATAATATTATAATATTTTTGCTGTTGCTATGTTCTATAGAATCATAAAGTTGATTGAAAAGGTTTAATTTTGCAAACTCTCCTGAACTAAGTGAATCCCAACCATACTTAAATCGCGATGATACGCCATTTGGTAACCTATCAACTAATCTTATTAACTCCATAATCTGCTTTGGTTCTTCAACTGTGAAAGATAAACTATCAACTGGGTCTCTTGCTGTGTTTTCTAATATATCAGCTATATTACCTATAATGTCGGAGATATGTTCAGATAACATTTCTATTTTTGACTGAAATTTAACATTAACGTTAAATTCATCTAAAGTCTCTAATATAGTTTTTGCTGGATCTTTTTCTTCAAGATACGCGCGACACAAGCAAAATAAATAAACAGTCTCACATATGTCTTTAGGGATTTTTGATGTCTTGAGTAAATGCCATGTTATTGCAGGCAAAAGCATCAAGTAAATTATTTTGTGATATGAAAAGGTTGCGAGGAAATTTAATGATCTTTCTTTGTTAAAAATAATGCTAATAATAAAATCTTCATCGTAATCTATCCCATGATTGAGTATATCCACAAGTGAAATACCTAAAGAATCTAAATCACGTTCAATATATCTAGGGAGTTTATTGTTTTTAATTCTATCATTCAACGTATCAAAAAAGTATTCAATAGCTCCAAAAAGTCCTTTGTCACCAATATCATTGTTTTTTATAATAGAATTTATTTTATATACTGGTGAGTTTTCTATTTCAAATTGAAATTTAGTATTAAGTCTTGATAAATTGTCTTTAGCCCATGAACTGTGGTCTGAAAATGAAATTAATTGCTTGAGTAATTTCTTATTGCGTGTTTTACTGCCTTGCAAAAAATATGACAGTGATAAATCTTTAGAAATCGAATCGTTTTTTTTCTTTTTTTGTCCAACTAACATACTTTTGAGGTCGATTGTGTTATTTATCTTTATTAGATTGATTTTGTTTCTTCTAAAAAAATGTTCATTATTATCAATTAGTTCCGTTTGCATTTTGGATAATATTACAGGAGGTTTGCAATTGCTTGTGATAATTATAAGTTTATCATTTTCATTCCAGATGCTATAACCGCTACCTTCAAAATCGTAAATAAAGCTACTAATGAAATCTAAAATTGATGACTTTCCAACACCATTTTTCCCTAAAATTAATGTACAGGGAATATTGCTATAATAGTCACGACTTAAATCTTTCTTAGCAATTGTAAGGACGTTACCTTTATGGCTAAAGGTAAATTTACTTGAGGTGGGGAGGGACAGCTTATTTAAACCTTTATAATTGTGGATATAAGTGTATATTAGTTCCATTATATAACCAATCTCTTAAATATGAAAAAACATAATGGGGTGATAGGCGTATTTGAAAAATACACGCTACCGCCACCTAGCGTTAAGCTGGGAGTGTTATTTTTATATTTTACCCCAAGTATTTGTTTTATGCAATTGTATCATCACATCTTTTGAAAGTTTGCTTTCTAAATGTAATTGTAATTTTAAACGGGTTTAATTGTTTTAAAGTGTTTGGGTGATTTGTTTTTCGAGGTTGCCTTCATAAATTAAGAGATAAAAACGTTGTAATGTATTTTTATATGAGTGAGCTAATAAATGAAATCTTGATTGAAAATTATAGGTTGGCGGTTACTTAAATTTGATTTTCCAAAATCAGATCGTCATAATTATCGCATCGGAGCCTGAACACCTCCGGTGACTTCTGCGCTAAACGGGGACGTTTATGCGCACATACAATCTAAACTCTCTTCTCCCTTCACAGATGCAGAAATGCACCTGCGATTCTTTGCATCCAACGTTTGACCTCTGCGGAGGTGAAGCGTGAACCTCCCACAAGACGGCATCAAATTACATCGCGGTAACTTCACCACTATCGGTCAGCAGATCCAGCCTTATCTGGAGGACGGAAAATGCTTTCGCATGGTGCTTAAACCGTGGCGCGAGAGACGCAGTCTTTCCCAGAATGCACTCAGCCACATGTGGTACAGCGAAATCAGCGAGTACCTCATCAGCAGGGGGAAAACGTTCGCTACTGCAGTATGGGTAAAAGATGCACTCAAACACACATACCTCGGTTATGAAACCAAGGACTTGGTTGATGTCGTAACCGGCGAAATCACTACTATCCAGTCGTTACGCCATACCTCCGATCTTGATACCGGAGAGATGTATGTCTTCCTGTGTAAGGTTGAAGCCTGGGCGATGAATATTGGCTGCCACCTGACTATTCCGCAGAGCTGCGAGTTCCAGCTGCTGCGCGACAAGCAGGAGGAGTAATGGCTACACCGCTTATTCGTGTCATGAACGGGCACATTTACAGAGTACCAAATCGTCGTAAGCGTAAACCTGAGCTGAAGCCTTCCGAAATACCAACACTGCTCGGATATACCGCCAGCTTGGTTGATAAAAAATGGTTGCGACTGGCAGCAAGGAGGAGTCATGGCTGATTTGAGAAAAGCAGCGCGTGGTCGGGAATGCCAGGTAAGAATCCCTGGCGTATGTAATGGCAACCCTGAAACGTCTGTACTGGCACATATCCGGCTGGCTGGATTGTGCGGTACCGGTATCAAACCGCCAGACCTGATTGCCACCATTGCATGTTCTGCCTGCCACGACGAAATCGACCGCCGCACACATTTTGTCGATGCTGCATATGCAAAAGAATGCGCGCTGGAAGGTATGGCGAGAACACAGGTTATCTGGCTGAAAGAGGGGGTTATTAAGGCGTGAATACCTACAGCATCACATTACCCTGGCCTCCGAGCAATAACCGCTACTACCGGCATAATCGCGGGCGCACGCACATCAGCGCAGAAGGGCAGGCATACCGCGATAACGTCGCCCGAATCATTAAAAACGCAATGCTGGATATCGGCCTGGCTATGCCTGTGAAAATCCGCATTGAGTGCCACATGCCGGATCGCCGTCGCCGTGACCTGGATAATCTGCAAAAAGCCGCTTTTGACGCACTCACTAAAGCAGGTTTCTGGCTGGATGATGCTCAGGTCGTTGATTACCGCGTTGTGAAGATGCCTGTTACCAAAGGTGGGAGGCTGGAACTGACCATCACCGAACTGGGAGATGAATGATGTTTGAGTCTTATATGGCAGAGCGTCTTCGCCGCCGCTGGGTGCGCCTGCGCTTATATCGTTTCCCCGGTTCTGTTTTGACCGATTACCGAATACTGAAGAATTACGCCAAAACACTGACAGGAGCAGGAGTATGAAGTCAGAGATAACAATCAACTAATACTGTTTTGTTGATTTTTGCTTGTAATTGGCGTTCTGGTCTGATTTTTGTGGAGTAAGTTGATGCGTGATATTCAGATGGTTCTTGAGCGTTGGGGAGCGTGGGCGGCTAATAATCATGAAGATGTGACCTGGTCGTCCATTGCCGCCGGTTTTAAGGGATTAATTACTTCAAAAGTAAAATCTCGCCCGCAATGTTGTGACGATGACGCGATGATTATTTGCGGGTGCATGGCCCGTCTGAAAAAGAACAACAGCGATTTGCACGATTTATTAGTAGATTATTATGTAGTCGGTATGACATTCATGTCACTGGCAGGTAAGCATTGCTGCTCTGATGGTTATATCGGGAAAAGGTTACAGAAGGCTGAGGGCATAATTGAAGGGATGTTAATGGCATTAGATATCCGGTTAGAGATGGATATCGTTGTTAATAACTCTAATTAATATGCCAATTGTTTACTAAAAATTATTAAAAATGGGGCGTTGAGACGCCCCCAAAAATAAAGGGTAATATATAACAGAAGGTTTATATAGTTAGAAGCAAGGTTGTGCTCCTAAAGGAAGTGGCTTGAGGGAGCCACTTATATGTTGGGGAGGCAAAGCCTCCCGCAACATATCTTTTTCGTAATCAGATTAGAACTGGTAAACCAGACCTACAGCAACGATGTCATCAGTGCTTACACCGAGTGCTTTAGTGAAGTCATTTTTGTCAAGCAGGTTGATTTTGTAATCAACGAAAGTTGACATATTTTTGTTGAAGTAATAGGTGGCACCTACATCAACATATTTGACTAAGTCCTGATCGCCCCATACTCCAAGATCCTTACCTTTAGATTGCAGGTAAGCAACGGACGGACGCAGACCGAAATCGAACTGATATTGTGCAACAGCTTCGAAGTTTTGAGCTTTATTAGCAACGAAGTGATCAGCAAATACAGTCATATTCTGGGTTTCAGAATAGGTAGTGGCCAGGTAAATGTTGTTAGCGTCATATTTCAGACCTGCGGCCCAAACTTCTGCATTTTTACCGGAAGCAAATACTTCAGGAAGAACTTTCCCTGCATTAACTTGAGTGTCGGTACGATCAGATTTCGCATAAGTTGCACCGATACCGAATCCTTCGTATTCATAGGTAGCAGAGAAACCGAAGCCATCACCGTTACCTTCGGTGTAGTTATCGAAATCGCTACGATCGTTTTTGCCTTGGTACTGAGCAGCAAAGTTCAGACCATCAACCAGGCCAAAGAAGTCGTTGTTACGATAGGTTGCAACACCAGTGGTGCGACCAGTCATGAACACATCTGTTTGGGTCCAGGTATCGCCACCGAATTCTGGCAGAACGTCAGTCCACGCACCGATGTCGTATGCTACACCGTAGTTACGGCCGTAATCGATGGAGCCGTAGTCACCGAATTTCAGGCCAGCGAAGGCAAGACGGGTTTTATCTTTGGAGGAACCTTGAGATTCAGCGCGGTTGCCTTTGAATTCATATTCCCACTGACCGAAACCAGTCAGTTGATCGTTGATTTGGGTTTCACCTTTGAAGCCAAGACGGGCATAAGTAGTATCACCATCATCTGCATCATTAGAGGAGAAGTAGTGCTTAGCATTAACTTTCCCGTACAGATCCAGCTTGTTACTGTCTTTATTATAAATTTCAGCTGCCTGAGCAGACATCGCCATCAGTACTGATGCAGCTACAGCAGAAATTGCCACTGTTAATTTTTTCATCGTGAGCCCTTTTTTTGAACTATTATTAAAAAATGATGTCACTGCGCGATAAATATTCATCTAATCAATATGATTATTTCAAGATGTAAGTTTTGGTTTCTCGTTTGATTTGTGAAGTAGATCTCTATTTTTATCTGAACTTTTTTCTATCGAATCCTATTCATGGCTCTTGGCTGAATAAAAATAAATCTATTAGCCAATTTATATTAACGGTTGTTATTTATAAGTGCTCTATGATTTGAAGGTTCAATTTAAATCGGCTAAAAATAACACTGGAAATTATTTGTTGGTTATTTGTTGAGATTTGCTTATGTATTTGTAGTGGTGTTTTCAATACTCGGTAGCATTCTCGCAAATATCATTTAGTGGTTTACGTACGTAAAAAATTGGTTATGCTGTTAAGAGTGGTTACTTCGTCACACAGCTTAAACCCGCCGTCGAGCGGGTTTTTCCATTTTTTGAGTCTCGATATTAGCTGATAACCCAATACCTGAGTTATTCACTGACTCCGAGTCTGTTACGTTTCGTAGTATTCCCTCAATTTACACCCGCTTTGTCTGCGAGGTGGGGTTATGAAATCCATGGATAAGTTAACAACGGGTGTCGCCTATGGCACCTCAGCAGGTAGTGCCGGTTACTGGTTTTTACAGCTGCTCGATAAAGTCACGCCCTCACAGTGGGCAGCAATAGGTGTGCTGGGTAGCCTGGTATTTGGCCTGCTGACGTACCTGACAAACCTTTATTTCAAGATTAAAGAAGATAAGCGCAAGGCTGCGAGAGGTGAATAATGCCTCCATCATTACGAAAAGCCGTTGCTGCTGCTATTGGTGGCGGAGCAATTGCTATAGCATCAGTGTTAATCACTGGCCCAAGTGGTAACGATGGTCTGGAAGGTGTCAGCTACATACCATACAAAGATATTGTTGGTGTATGGACTGTATGTCACGGGCATACAGGAAAAGACATCATGCTCGGTAAAACGTATACCAAAGCAGAATGCAAAGCACTCTTGAATAAAGACCTTGCCACTGTCGCCAGACAAATTAACCCGTACATCGAAGTCGATATACCGGAAACAACGCGCGGCGCTCTTTACTCATTCGTTTACAACGTGGGTGCTGGCAATTTCAGAACATCGACGCTTCTTCGCAAAATAAACCAGGGCGATATCAAAGGCGCATGTGATCAGCTACGTCGCTGGACATATGCTGGCGGTAAGCAATGGAAAGGTCTCATGACTCGTCGTGAGATTGAGCGTGAAATCTGTTTGTGGGGTCAGCAATGAACAGAGTAACCGCGATTATCTCCGCTCTGGTTATCTGCATCATCGTCGGCCTGTCATGGGCTGTTAATCATTACCGTGATAACGCCATTACCTACAAAGCCCAGCGCGACAAAAATGCCAGAGAACTGAAGCTGGCGAACGCGGCAATTACTGACATGCAGATGCGTCAGCGTGATGTTGCTGCGCTCGATGCAAAATACACGAAGGAGTTAGCTGATGCGAAAGCTGAAAATGATGCTCTGCGTGATGATGTTGCCGCTGGTCGTCGTCGGTTGCACATCAAAGCAGTCTGTCAGTCAGTGCGTGAAGCCACCCCCGCCTCCGGCGTGGATAATGCAGCCTCCCCCCGACTGGCAGACACCGCTGAACGGGATTATTTCACCCTCAGAGAGAGGCTGATCACTATGCAAAAACAACTGGAAGGAACCCAGAAGTATATTAATGAGCAGTGCAGATAGAGCTGCCCATATCGATGGGCAACTCATGCAATTATTGTGAGCAATACACACGCGCTTCCAGCGGAGTATAAATGCCTAAAGTAATAAAACCGAGCAATCCATTTACGAATGTTTGCTGGGTTTCTGTTTTAACAACATTTTCTGCGCCGCCACAAATTTTGGCTGCATCAACAGTTTTCTCCTGTCCAATTCCCGAAACGAAGAAGTGATGGGTGATGGTTTCCTTTGGTGTTACTGCTGTCGGTTTGTTTCCAACAGTAAACGTCTGTTGAGCACATCCTGTAATAAGCATTGCCAGAGCGGCAGAAAACAACATTTTTTTCATCTTATTATCCTGCATTGTTAAAAACGGCAGAATCCTATGTGACAACAATTAAACGATAGTTAAATGGATTGATGAAAATTAAAACTATATAGGTGTACGCTCAGACTATTGGAGGAAGTTGGGGACACTCAGAATCCTGTGGAATGAAATAAACCGGTCTATCCGTCTATTACCCTTTTAGCTGCGCTGTATCGTCGCCGTATTCCCGCATTAACCATGACCGTAGCCCGACGGGGAATTCCTTCTGCGTGAGTGTGCGGGAATAATCAAAAACGATGCACACCGGGTTTTACTGTGCTGACAGACGCAGGGTTACCCTCATAGTCGCTTTTCCGGTGCGATGGTGGAAGAAACCGGGATGTTCATCCATCATCACTCTGGATTGATGTATATGCTCTCTTTTCTGACGTTAGTCTCCGACGGCAGGCTTCAATGACCCAGGCTGAGAAATTCCCAGACCCTTTTTGCTCAAGAGCGATGTTAATTTGTTCAATCATTTGGTTAGGAAAGCGGATGTTGCGGGTTGTTGTTCTGCGGGTTTTGTTCTTCGTTGACATGAGGTTGCCCCGTATTCAGTGTCGCTGATTTGTATTGTCTGAAGTTGTTTTTACGTTAAGTTGATGCAGATCAATTAATACGATACCTGCGTCATAATTGATTATTTGACGTGGTTTGATGGCGTAGATGCACGTTGTGACATGTAGATGATAATTATTATCATTTTGCGGGTCCTTTCCGGCGATCCGACAGGTTACGGGGCGGCGACCTCGCGGGTTTTCGCTATTTATGAAAATTTTCCGGTTTAAGGTGTTTCCGTTCTTCTTCGTCGTAACTTAATGTTTTTATTTAAAATACCCCCTGAAAAGAAAGGAAACGACAGGTGCTGAAAACGGGCTTTTTGGCCTCTGTCGTTTCCTTTCTCTGTTTTTGTCCGTGGAATGAACAATGGAAGTCAACAAAAAGCAGCTGGCTGACATTTTCGGTGCGAGTATCCGTACCATTCAGAACTGGCAGGAACAGGGAATGCCCGTTCTGCGAGGCGGTGGCAAGGGTAATGAGGTGCTTTATGACTCTGCCGCCGTCATAAAATGGTATGCCGAAAGGGATGCTGAAATTGAGAACGAAAAGCTGCGCCGGGAGGTTGAAGAACTGCGGCAGGCCAGCGAGGCAGATCTCCAGCCAGGAACTATTGAGTACGAACGCCATCGACTTACGCGTGCGCAGGCCGACGCACAGGAACTGAAGAATGCCAGAGACTCCGCTGAAGTGGTGGAAACCGCATTCTGTACTTTCGTGTTGTCGCGGATCGCAGGTGAAATTGCCAGTATTCTCGACGGGCTCCCCCTGTCGGTGCAGCGGCGTTTTCCGGAACTGGAAAACCGACATGTTGATTTCCTGAAACGGGATATCATCAAAGCCATGAACAAAGCAGCCGCGCTGGATGAACTGATATCGGGGTTGCTGAGTGAATATATCGAACAGTCAGGTTAACAGGCTGCGGCATTTTGTCCGCGCCGGGCTTCGCTCACTGTTCAGGCCGGAGCCACAGACCGCCGTTGAATGGGCGGATGCTAATTACTATCTCCCGAAAGAATCCGCATACCAGGAAGGGCGCTGGGAAACACTGCCCTTTCAGCGGGCCATCATGAATGCGATGGGCAGCGACTACATCCGTGAGGTGAATGTGGTGAAGTCTGCCCGTGTCGGTTATTCCAAAATGCTGCTGGGTGTTTATGCCTACTTTATAGAGCATAAGCAGCGCAACACCCTTATCTGGTTGCCGACGGATGGTGATGCCGAGAACTTTATGAAAACCCACGTTGAGCCGACTATTCGTGATATTCCGTCGCTGCTGGCGCTGGCCCCGTGGTATGGCAAAAAGCACCGGGATAACACGCTCACCATGAAGCGTTTCACTAATGGGCGTGGCTTCTGGTGCCTGGGCGGTAAAGCGGCAAAAAACTACCGTGAAAAGTCGGTGGATGTGGCGGGTTATGATGAACTTGCTGCTTTTGATGATGATATTGAACAGGAAGGCTCTCCGACGTTCCTGGGCGATAAGCGTATTGAAGGCTCTGTCTGGCCAAAGTCCATCCGTGGCTCCACGCCCAAAGTGAGAGGCACCTGCCAGATTGAGCGTGCAGCCAGTGAATCCCCGCATTTTATGCGTTTTCATGTTGCCTGCCCGCACTGCGGGGAGGAGCAGTACCTTAAATTTGGCGATAAAGAGACGCCGTTTGGCCTCAAATGGACGCCGGATGATCCCTCCAGCGTGTTTTATCTCTGCGAACATAATGCCTGCGTCATCCGCCAGCAGGAGCTGGACTTCACTGATGCCCGTTATATCTGCGAAAAGACCGGGATCTGGACCCGTGATGGCATTCTCTGGTTTTCGTCATCCGGTGAAGAGATTGAGCCGCCGGACAGCGTGACCTTTCACATCTGGACGGCGTACAGCCCGTTCACCACCTGGGTGCAGATTGTCAAAGACTGGATGAAGACGAAAGGGGATACGGGAAAACGTAAAACCTTCGTGAACACCACGCTCGGTGAGACGTGGGAAGCGAAAATCGGCGAACGTCCGGATGCTGAAGTGATGGCAGAGCGGAAAGAGTATTATTCAGCGCCCGTTCCTGACCGTGTGGCTTACCTGACCGCCGGTATCGACTCCCAGCTGGACCGCTACGAAATGCGCGTATGGGGATGGGGGCCGGGTGAGGAAAGCTGGCTGATTGACCGGCAGATTATTATGGGCCGCCACGACGATGAACAGACGCTGCTGCGTGTGGATGAGGCCATCAATAAAACCTATACCCGCCGGAATGGTGCAGAAATGTCGGTATCCCGTATCTGCTGGGATACTGGCGGGATTGACCCGACCATTGTGTATGAACGCTCGAAAAAACATGGGCTGTTCCGGGTGATCCCCATTAAAGGGGCATCCGTCTACGGTAAGCCTGTGGCCAGCATGCCACGTAAGCGAAACAAAAACGGGGTTTACCTTACCGAAATCGGTACGGATACCGCGAAAGAGCAGATTTATAACCGCTTCACACTGACGCCGGAAGGGGATGAACCGCTTCCCGGTGCCGTTCACTTCCCGAATAACCCGGATATTTTTGATCTTACCGAAGCGCAGCAACTGACTGCTGAAGAGCAGGTCGAAAAATGGGTGGATGGCAGGAAAAAAATACTGTGGGACAGCAAAAAGCGACGCAATGAGGCACTCGACTGCTTCGTTTATGCGCTGGCGGCGCTGCGCATCAGTATTTCCCGCTGGCAGCTGGATCTCAGTGCGCTGCTGGCGAGCCTGCAGGAAGAGGATGGTGCAACAACCAACAAGAAAACACTGGCAGATTACGCCCGTGCCTTATCCGGAGAGGATGAATGACGCGACAGGAAGAACTTGCCGCTGCCCGTGCGGCACTGCATGACCTGATGACAGGAAAACGGGTGGCAACGGTACAGAAAGACGGACGGCGAGTGGAGTTTACGACCACTTCCGTGTCTGACCTGAAAAAATACATTGCTGAGCTGGAAGTGCAGACCGGCATGACACAGCGACGCAGGGGACCTGCAGGATTTTATGTATGAAAATGTCCACCATTCCCACCCTTCTGGGGCCGGACGGCATGACATCGCTGCGTGAATATGCCGGTTATCACGGCGGTGGCAGCGGATTTGGTGGGCAGTTGCGGGCGTGGAACCCATCGAGTGAAAGTGTGGATGCAGCCCTGCTGCCCAACTTTACCCGAGGCAATGCCCGCGCAGACGATCTGGTACGCAATAACGGCTATGCCGCCAACGCCATCCAGTTGCATCAGGATCATATCGTCGGGTCTTTTTTCCGACTCAGTCATCGCCCAAGCTGGCGCTATCTGGGCATCGGGGAGGAAGACGCCCGTGCCTTTTCCCGCGAGGTTGAAGCGGCATGGAAAGAGTTTGCCGAGGATGACTGCTGCTGCATTGACGTTGAGCGAAAACGCACGTTTACCATGATGATTCGGGAAGGTGTGGCCATGCACGCCTTTAACGGTGAACTGTTCGTTCAGGCCACCTGGGATACCAGTCCGTCGCGGCTTTTCCGGACACAGTTCCGGATGGTAAGCCCGAAGCGCATCAGCAACCCGAACAATACCGGCGACAGCCGGAACTGCCGTGCCGGTGTGCAGATTAATGACAGCGGTGCGGCGCTGGGATATTACGTCAGCGAGGACGGCTATCCTGGCTGGATGCCGCAGAAATGGACATGGATACCCCGTGAGTTACCCGGCGGGCGCGCCTCGTTCATTCACGTTTTTGAACCCGTGGAGGACGGGCAGACCCGCGGTGCAAATGTGTTTTACAGCGTGATGGAGCAGATGAAGATGCTCGACACGCTGCAGAACACGCAGCTGCAGAGCGCCATTGTGAAGGCGATGTATGCCGCCACCATTGAAAGTGAGCTGGATACGCAGTCAGCGATGGATTTTATTCTGGGCGCGAACAGTCAGGAGCAGCGGGAAAGGCTGACCGGCTGGATTGGTGAAATTGCCGCGTATTACGCCGCAGCACCGGTCCGTCTGGGAGGCGCAAAAGTGCCGCACCTGATGCCGGGGGACTCACTGAACCTGCAGACGGCTCAGGACACGGATAACGGCTACTCCGTGTTTGAGCAGTCACTGCTGCGGTATATCGCTGCCGGGCTGGGTGTCTCGTATGAGCAGCTTTCCAGGAATTACGCCCAGATGAGCTACTCCACGGCACGGGCCAGCGCGAACGAGTCGTGGGCGCACTTTATGGGACGGCGAAAATTCGTCGCATCCCGTCAGGCGAGCCAGATGTTTCTGTGCTGGCTGGAAGAGGCCATCGTTCGCCGCGTGGTGACGTTACCTTCAAAAGCGCGCTTCAGTTTTCAGGAAGCCCGCAGTGCCTGGGGGAACTGCGACTGGATAGGCTCCGGTCGTATGGCCATCGATGGTCTGAAAGAAGTACAGGAAGCGGTGATGCTGATAGAAGCCGGACTGAGTACCTACGAGAAAGAGTGCGCAAAACGCGGCGACGATTATCAGGAAATTTTTGCCCAGCAGGTCCGTGAAACGATGGAGCGCCGCGCAGCCGGTCTTAAACCGCCCGCCTGGGCGGCAGCGACATTTGAATCCGGACTGCGACAATCAACAGAGGAGGAGAAGAGTGACAGCAGAGCTGCGTAATCTCCCGCATATTGCCAGTATGGCCTTTAATGAGCCGCTGATGCTTGAACCCGCCTATGCGCGGGTTTTCTTTTGTGCGCTTGCAGGCCAGCTTGGGATCAGCCGCCTGACGGATGCGGTGTCCGGTGACAGCCTGACTGCCCAGGAGACACTCGCGCCGCTGGCGTTATCCGGTGATGATGACGGACCACGACAGGCCCGCAGTTATCAGGTCATGAACGGCATCGCCGTGCTGTCGGTTTCCGGCACGCTGGTCAGCCGGACGCGGGCGCTGCAGCCGTATTCGGGGATGACCGGTTACAACGGCATTATCGCCCGTCTGCAACAGGCTGCCAGCGATCCGATGGTGGACGGCATTCTGCTGGATATGGACACACCGGGCGGGATGGTGGCGGGAGCATTTGACTGTGCTGACATCATCGCCCGTGTGCGAGACATAAAACCGGTATGGGCGCTGGCCAACGACATGAACTGCAGTGCAGGTCAGCTGCTTGCCAGCGCCGCCTCCCGGCGTCTGGTCACGCAGACCGCCCGGACAGGCTCCATCGGCGTCATGATGGCTCACAGTAATTACGGTGCTGCCCTGGAGAAACAGGGCGTGGAAATCACGCTGATTTACAGCGGCAGCCATAAGGTGGATGGCAATCCTTACAGCCATCTTCCGGATGACGTCCGGGAGACACTGCAGTCCCGGATGGACGCAACCCGCCGGATGTTTGCGCAGAAGGTGTCGGCATATACCGGCCTGTCTGTGCAGGCTGTGCTGGATACCGAGGCTGCAGTGTACAGCGGTCAGGAGGCCATTGATGCCGGACTGGCTGATGAACTTGTTAACAGCACCGATGCGATCACCGTCATGCGTGATGCACTGGATGCACATAAATCCCGTCTCTCAGGAGGGCGAATGACCAAAGAGACTCAATCAACAACTGTTTCAGCCACTGCTTCGCAGGCTGACGTTACTGAGGTGGTGCCAGCGACGGAGGGCGAAAACGCCAGCGCGGCGCAGCCGGACGTGAACGCGCAGATCACTGCAGCGGTTGCGGCAGAAAACAGCCGCATTATGGGGATCCTCAACTGTGAGGAGGCTCACGGACGCGAAGAACAGGCATGCGTGCTGGCCGAAACCCCCGGTATGACCGTGGAAACGGCCCGCCGTATTCTGGCCGCAGCACCACAGAGTGCACAGGCGCGCAGTGACACTGCGCTGGATCGTCTGATGCAGGGGGCACCGGCACCGCTGGCTGCAGGTAACCCGGCATCTGATGCCGTTAACGATTTGCTGAACACACCAGTGTAAGGGATGTTTATGACGAGCAAAGAAACCTTTACCCATTACCAGCCGCTGGGCAACAGTGACCCGGCTCATACCGCAACCGCGCCCGGCGGGTTGAGTGCGAAAGCGCCTGCAATGACCCCGCTGATGCTGGACACCTCCACCCGTAAGCTGGTTGCGTGGGATGGCACCACCGACGGTGCTGCCGTTGGCATTCTTGCAGTTGCTGCTGACCAGACCAGCACCACACTGACGTTCTACAAGTCCGGCACGTTCCGTTATGAGGATGTGCTCTGGCCGGAGGCTGCCAGCGACGAGACGAAAAAACGGACCGCGTTTGCCGGAACGGCAATCAGCATCGTTTAACCTGACCCTTCATCACTAAAGGCCGCCTGTGCGGCTTTTTTTACGGGATTTTTTTATGTCGATGTACACAACCGCCCAGCTGCTGGCGGCAAATGAGCAGAAATTTAAGTTTGATCCGCTGTTTCTGCGTCTCTTTTTCCGTGAGAGCTATCCCTTCACCACGGAGAAAGTCTATCTCTCACAAATTCCTGGACTGGTAAACATGGCGCTGTACGTTTCGCCAATTGTTTCCGGTGAGGTTATCCGTTCCCGTGGCGGCTCCACCTCTGAATTTACGCCGGGTTATGTCAAGCCGAAGCATGAGGTGAATCCGCAGATGACCCTGCGTCGCCTGCCGGATGAAGATCCGCAGAATCTGGCGGACCCGGCTTACCGCCGCCGTCGCATCATCCTGCAGAACATGCGTGACGAAGAGCTGGCCATTGCTCAGGTCGAAGAGATGCAGGCAGTTTCTGCCGTGCTCAAGGGCAAATACACCATGACCGGTGAAGCCTTCGATCCGGTTGAGGTGGATATGGGCCGCAGTGCGGCGAACAACATCACGCAGTCCGGCGGCACGGAGTGGAGCAAGCGTGACAAGTCCACGTATGACCCGACCGACGATATCGAAGCCTACGCGCTGAACGCCAGCGGCGTGGTGAATATCATCGTGTTTGATCCGAAAGGCTGGGCGCTGTTCCGTTCCTTCAAAGCCGTCAGGGAGAAGCTGGATACCCGTCGCGGCTCTAATTCCGAGCTGGAGACAGCGGTAAAAGACCTGGGCGAAGCGGTGTCCTATAAGGGGATGTATGGCGATACGGCGATCGTCGTGTATTCCGGACAGTACGTGGAAAACGACGTCAAAAAGAACTTCCTGCCGGACAACACGATGGTGCTGGGGAACACTCAGGCACGCGGTCTGCGCACCTATGGCTGCATTCAGGATGCGGACGCACAGCGCGAAGGTATTAACGCCTCTGCCCGCTACCCGAAAAACTGGGTGACCACCGGCGATCCGGCGCGTGAGTTCACCATGATTCAGTCAGCACCGCTGATGCTGCTGGCTGATCCTGATGCGTTCGTGTCCGTACAACTGGCGTAATCATGGCCCTTCGGGGCCATTTTCTCTCTGTGGAGGAGTCCATGACGAAAGATGAACTGATTGCCCGTCTTCAGGTGCTGGGTGAGCAACTGAACCGTGATGTCAGCCTGACGGGGACGAAAGAAGAACTGGTGCTCCGTGTGGCAGAGCTGGAAGAGGAGCTTGATGACACGGATGACGCTGCCGGTCAGGACACATCTGTCAGCCCGGAAAATGCGCTGACCGGACATGAAAATGAGGTGGTATCAGCGCAGCCGGATACCGTGATTGATACGGCTGCTCTGGTCACGGTCGTGGCACTGGTGACGCTGCATACTGATGCACTTCACGCCACGCGGGATGAGCCTGTGGCATTTGTGCTGCCGGGAACGGCGTTTCGTGTCTCTGCCGGTGTGGCAGCCGAAATGACAGAACATGGCCTGGCCAGAATGCAATAACGGGAGGCGCTGTGGCTGATTCCGATAACCTGTTCGATGCTGCCATTGCCCGCGCCGATGAAACGATACGCGGGTACATGGGAACGTCAGCCACCATGACATCCGGTGAGCTGTCCGGTGCTGTGATACGTGGTGTTTTTGATGACCCTGAAAATATCAGCTATGCCGGACAGGGGGTGCGCGTTGAAGGCTCCAGCCCGTCCCTGTTTGTCCGGACTGATGATGTGCGGCAGCTGCGGCGTGGAGACACACTGACCATCGGCGAGGAAAACTTCTGGGTGGACCGGATTTCGCCGGATGATGGCGGAAGCTGTCATCTCTGGCTTGGGCGTGGCGTGCCGCCTGCCGTTAACCGTCGCCGCTGAAAGGGGGATGTATGGCCATAAAAGGTCTTGAGCAGGCCGTTGAAAACCTCAGCCGTATCAGC